GAAAGAGTATAGATTTTAATGTATGGAATCGTATACGTACTCATTACTTCAAACGCCTAGAAGATATGGGTGTGGAAGTTCATATGATTGTTGGTAATCATACAGCATATTATAAGAATACTAATTATGTTAACTCACCTAATCTTTTATTGGGGGAGTTTCCGAACATAAAAATTTATTCTGAACCAACAGAGATTACTGTTCATGGTAGAAAGATATGTTTGTTACCTTGGATTAATTCAGAAAACAAACAGAAGTCATTAGATCTTATTAAATCTACTGATGCAGAGATAGCAATGGGTCATTTAGAACTAGATGGATTTGAGATGACTCCTGGTTTGGTAGGGCATGGTATGAGTCCAATTGTATTTGCTAATTTTAAAAAGGTATTTACAGGTCATTATCATCATAAGTCAAAGAAAGGTAATATAACATACCTAGGCAATCCTTATGAGATGTACTGGAATGATTATAATGATCCTCGTGGATTTCATCTCTTTACTCCAGACACTATGAAGACTACATGGGTGAAGAATCCACATAGGATGTTTAAAAAATTATACTATAACGATGTTGACAAAGACATGGAAGTAGATTATAATGAGTACAAAGACACCTATATCAAGGTGATCGTTGAGGAGAAAAGAGATTACGAAAAGTTTGAGATGATGATTGATCATCTCTATAAGGCAGGAGCACACGATGTTAAAATCGTTGAGACTCTTATAGACAATATTATAGATGAAGATTCTTCTTTAGAAATCAAAGATACATTGACTTTGCTTAATGAATATATTGATGAGGTAGAGATGACCGTAGATAAAGATGATTTAAAGAAGGTCATGAGGTCGCTATATATTGAGAGTGCTGAAATGGTATAATGTCCTACATTCTCACATTAAAGAATAGACCAGAAGGAGTTTTTTCAGTGGTGAGTGATATTACAGGAGAACATGTCATACCAATCTTTGATGATAAGGATGATATTTTTAGATATGCTGAACAGTTGGTGGAAGATCCAAACAACCCACCTTTACAGGTGATAAAGATACCCACTCAAGAAATTGTCACAGCATGTAAAGAAAAGAAACAGCAGTATGTTATAATAACCATTGATGATATGATGATTCCTCCTTTTGAATTACATGAATGATATGCAAAACTGATAAAGCATGATTATATTTGAAAAAATTCGGTGGAAGAATTTCCTCTCTACAGGAAATGTCTTTACTGAAATAAATTTGTCATCTACTAAAACTAATTTAATCGTTGGTGCTAACGGTGCTGGTAAGTCAACCATCCTAGATGCGTTGACCTTTTCTCTGTTTGGGAAACCATTTAGGAAAATTAGCAAAGGGATGTTAGTTAATAGTATCAATGAGAAAGATACTGTAGTGGAGATTGAGTTTAGTAAAGGACCGAATAAGTTTAAAATAGTTAGAGGTATCAAACCTAACAAGTTAGAGATATATCAGAATGGTGAAATGCTAGATCAGTCTAGCAATGTTAATGATTATCAGAAACAGTTAGAACAGAACATCTTAAAGATGAACTACAAGTCTTTCACACAGATTGTGGTGTTGGGATCTAGTACCTTTGTTCCTTTCATGCGTCTACCAACAACACAACGTAGAGAAATCATTGAGGATATACTAGACATTCAAATATTCTCTATGATGAATCAGGTGTTGAAGGATAAGGTTAGGACTTCTAATGACGAACTGAAGCAAGTTGATTATGAATCACATCTTGCAGAAGAAAAGATTAATATGCAGAAGGATTTTATATCTGCAATGGGTAAAAAGAATTTAGATACTATAGTATCAAAGCAAGAGAAGATTGAAGTTTTAATGCAGGAAGAAGAAGAAATTATTGGTAAGAATAAAATTGCTATAGTTGAGTTGGATAACCTTTCTGATGCAAAGACAAAGTTGAGGACGTTGAATACATTAAAAGGTAAGATAGAACAGAAGTTTAATACACACAAGAAACAGCATGAGTTTTTTGTGAAGAATACTACATGTCCTACTTGTAGTCAGTCTCTTACTAAAGAGTTAAAAGAGAGTAAGATTACTACTATAATGGAATCGATTAAAGAACTCCAGACAGGGTTCAAAGAGATGGAGACATCTATTGCATTAGCAGAGGACAGAGAGAGGGAACACAGCAGCATTTCGAAGGCAATCGCAGAGCATAATACTACATCATTAAGGATACAAAAACAGATTAAAGAAGTTTACGATGAGATAGAAACATTACAAAATGAAAAGAATAATACAATTCAAGAAGAAGAGAAACTAATTAAACTTGAAACTGATTATTTAAATCTTAAGAAGTTGGTTGCTACTATGAAGGAAGAGAGGAATACTCTTCTTGCTGCAACAATATTATTAAAAGATAATGGTATCAAGACTAGGGTTATCAAACGCTATCTTCCAGTGATGAATAAGTTGATCAATCAACATCTTCAGAATCTTGAGTTCTATGTTAATTTTAATTTAGATGAGAACTTCGAAGAGACTATTAAATCAAGATACAGGGATACCTTTACCTACGAATCTTTTTCTGAAGGAGAGAAAGCTAGGATTGATATTGCTTTGTTGCTTACTTGGCGTAGCATTGCTAAACTTAAAAATAGCGTTGACACTAATATCCTTATACTAGATGAGATCTTTGATGGATCATTAGACCAGAATGGTACTGGTGAACTAGGATGGATCTTACGTAACTTTGATGACAACACAAATATATTTGTCATCAGTCACAAGGAAACATTGGAAGGAAAGTTTGAACGTACCTTGCAGGTAGAGAAGCATCAGAATTATAGTATCGTTAAGGAGTCAGTTAGTGAACTGGACTAGTTGGTAGCACAACCTGTGGTGGTGTGTTATAATAGATGTAATCAAGATTAAATTATGGCACAATTTACATTTACATGTGTTGATGAAGAGAACTGTACTACTACGGTAGAATTTGAAGGTATCTTTTTACCACATGTTATTGATAGAGTTGAAGGATTTCTTAAAGCATCTGGATTTTTCTTTGAAGAATTGAATTATACTAAATGCGAAGAAATTAATTTTGAAGACGAGATCAAGGTCGGACTAACTAGTAGTACAGAACCAGAGAAGAATGATGACGTACAAGGAGACCCCTCTTTTTAATCCTCACGAATACATAGGTCGTATTGCTGTTCTAAAAGATGGTAGACACTGTAAAATTATTGGTGATGAAGGATTACCTAGTAGTCCATCACATAAAATTATGATGCAAGACCTTGACGGAGAGGTTTTTACATGCTATCATACAGATATTGAAAATGTAATGGGAAATTGATTTGAAATATAATGAAGAAGACCTCATTAATGAGGTTCGTGATTACATCAGTTCAACATATCGAGGTCATTACTCTGCTGGTAACGTCCAGACTCTTGACCTAATAGATGCTTGTGGTGATGCTGAAGCATTCTGTAGGAGTAATGTCCTTAAGTATGCATCACGTTTCGATAGAAAAGGAACAGCACGTAAGGATATCATAAAGATCATTCATTATGGATTGCTCCTGCTCCACTTTAATGACAAACGTGCAGCAGCAAATGCTGCCCAGACTGGAGCTACATCATTTACAGTTGATTATGACAAATAAAGTAATACTTACAAGACAAACACAAGCAATCTTGAAAAATTTTGCTACAATTAATAGTTCTATTCTATTTCGTAAGGGCAGTAAGATCAAGACTATAAGTGTTGGTGAGAATGCTATTGCTGAATATGAATGTGAAGAAGTTTTTCCACAAACTTTTGGGATCTATGATCTAGGTCAATTCTTACAGGGTATTGACTTGTTCACTGTCAAAGATGTAAATGGTATTGAACCTGTTCTTGAATTTGATAATGATTCTTATGTAACAATACATGGAGGAGGTAAAGCTGCAGCATATACAGCAAGGTATTTTTTCTCTAGTCCAGAGATTACATTGAAATCAGCACCAGAAAAGGATATCCATTTTCCTTCTGCTGATATGGAATTTAGTATTCAACCAGATGATCTTGCTGCTTTACAGAAAGGAGCAGGTGCATATAAATTACCAGACTTATCTTTCAAATCAGATGAAGATGGATCTATTAAATTAGAGGTATGTGATAGAGAAGATCCTACATGTAATGTGTATTCACAAAAAATAAAAGGACATTCATCTGGATCATATGAGGTGTATATGAAGATGGATAATGTTAGGGTAGCAGCAGGTGGTTATGATGTGAAAATTTCCAAGAATCTTATCACAGAATGGAAACACAAAGGTCTTGATTTAACATATTATATTGCATTGGAACCTTAATGGAAAATAAAGCATTCTTGTGGGTTGAGAAGTATCGACCCAGAACAATTGATGAATGTATTCTTCCAGACATTACTAAAGAATCGTTCAGAGGATTCATTAAACAAGGTGAGATTCCTAATCTTTTATTAACTGGGTCTGCTGGTATTGGTAAGACAACTGTTGCCAAAGCTGTGTGTGATCAGATTGGAGCATCTTATATTGTTATTAATGGATCAGATGAAGGAAGATTTTTAGATACAGTTAGGGATAAGATAAGAACATTTGCTTCAACAGTCTCATTGACCTCTAGCACGTCCCACAAGGTCGTTATAATTGATGAGGCAGACAATACGACTTCTGATGTACAACTGTCCTTACGGACTGCTGTAGAGGAGTTTCATTCAAATTGTAGATTTATATTTACATGTAACTTTCCTAATAAGATCATTGAACCATTACATTCACGATGTACTGTCATTGATTTTAAGATTAAGAATGGTAATAAACCAAAATTACAGTATGCATTTTTCCAGAGATTAAAAACAATCCTCGAAGAAAATTCTGTTGAGCATGATGATAAGATTCTTATGAAACTTATCTCTAGGTACTATCCTGATTGGCGTAGATTAATTAATGAGGCACAGAGGTTTGCTGCTGCTGGATCTATTAATTCTTCTATCCTAATAGATATTGCTGACATACCAATAGATGATTTAATTAAATCATTAAAGAATAGAGAGTTTACTGTAGTGAGGAAGTGGGTTGTTGATAATATAGACAACGATCCAGTTTTAATCTTACGTAGGATCTATGATTCTTTGTATGATTATTTGAAAGGTCCATCTATACCAGAAGCAGTATTAATTATTGCGAAGTATCAACAACAAGTGACTCAAGTTGCTGATCAAGAGATAAACATGTTAGCATGTTTAACTGAAATCATGATGAGTTG